AGCAGCGAACGCTGGAGCAAGCGGACAGAGCGCCGCTGGAACGACTGGAACGACTGCGACGGACGGCGGACAGAGCACCGTCAGCCGAGCGGAGTTCGACCAGCTTCGGGCCCAACTCGCAGCGGCGGACAAGAAGCGCGCGGACGCGGAGGCGGCTCACGCCCAACTCCGTGACAAGGACATGCCGGCCTTGCAGAAGGCCGAGCGTGACCTCCAGGTGGCGACGGCAACGCTGGCGGAGAGGGACGCGGTGATCACCCAGCAGAGGGTCGAGATCGCATTCCTCACTGACAACACCCGGGAATGGCACAACCCCGGCGCCGCGCTCCAGCTTCTGGACCGCAGCAAGATCACGGTGGACGCGGATGGCAAGGTCATGGGGATGAAGGACGCGCTGACGGCTCTGGCCACGGCGCACCCCTACCTCCTCAAGCCAGCCCCAGCCGGGGACGCCAACGGCGGGACGGGCCAGCAGGCTCCGCCAGCCGGTCCTGGTACCGCCCCTGCGAACGGCGGCATCGCCCCGCAGTCCGGTACCAAGCCGACGGTTGCCGATCTCGGCAAGCGGTTCCCGGCGCTTCGGCAGCGCTACTAACCCCCATAGGGGCAGGAAGCCCCAAGACCCTGCGAAGGGAGTGAAACTCCAATGAGTCGTTTCGACAAGTACGACCCGGTGTCGGGTGGCTTCCGTGCCCCTCTGCTCGCCGCGATCGTCAGCGCCGACAAGGACAAGATCCAGGCCGTGTCGATCAACACGTCCGGTCAGGTCGTGATCGGTGGCCCGGCTGAGACTGCGGTCATGGGCCTGATCTGCCCCGGCCGTGCGATGGCCGCTGGTGACATCGTCGATGTCATGACCCACGGCGAGATCGTGGAGGCCACCATGACGAGCGGCACCGCCCTCACGGCGGGTGCCATCGTCTACGCCCACGCGGCCGGTACGGTGGACGCCACGGCGACCGCCGGCAAGATCGTCGCCAAGATGGTCGAACTGGACCGGATGATCGTCCGCGTCCCGGTCGCCACCACCTGACACTCGTCGCCAACAACAGTCCTCTTAGGACGACGGACAAGACAAGGAGTACCTGAGTTCAAATGGCCAAGGGTATTGCCGCGTCTGGCGACATTCTCGTCAGGACGCGCGACGGCCAGGACCTCAACGCCATCTGGAATGGCTTCCGAGACATCCTGGACACCTTCAACGCGGCGCGCCAGCCGCTCATCGATCTGCTCTCGTACTCGGTGACGGACGTCATCGAGGACATCGTGGAGGCCGGGACGGAGCGCTTCGAGCAGGCGTCCGAGTTCGGTCTGCCGAAGAGCATCCGGCCGGCACCGGTCGTCAACCAGCGAGCGTTCCCGTTCACCTGGTACGACCTCCGCCAGTCCTACACCTTCCAGTTCCTCGCCGGCAACGGCAACACGGCGGGTGCGACCAGCGCCCAGATCGACGCCGTGCTGCAGATGGCGATGGAGGCGGACAACCGGCTGCAGTTCGAGCAGGTCATGAAGGCGATCTTCAACTCCGCCAACCGGAGCACGAACGTCTTCAACACCGCCTACTCGGTGACCGCGCTCTACAACGCGGACTCGATGTACATCCCGCCGTACAACGGGGTGTCCTTCAACCGCGCCACCCACACCCACTACGTCAACTCGGGCGCCGCGACGCTGGACTCCACCGACCTGGACCAGCTGGCGCTCCTGGTGACGGAGCACGGGTACGACCGGGCCAACGGCTACACCACGATCATCATGGTGAACGCCACGGAGTCCGCCGTGATCAAGACGTTCCGTCGGGGTGTGGCGAACAACAACGCCCAGACCGCCGTGTACGACTTCATCCCGGCGACCGGCACGGGCTTCCTGCTCCCCGTGGGCTGGGAGGTCGCCGGTGGTTCGCAGCCGGGTCCGACGTTCGCCGGTCTCAACGTCATCGGCTCCTACGGGCCGTACATGATCGTCGAGAACGGCAACATCCCGTCCGGGTACATGGTGGCGGCCGCTTCGCAGGGCCGTAGCACCAACCTCAACATCGTGGGCATCCGGGAGCACCCGGACGCGTCGCTGCGCGGTCTGGTCATCAAGCCGGGCAACAACGCGAACTACCCGATCATCGACTCGACCTTCATCCGTGGTCTCGGTGCGGCGGTCGCCCGCCGTGGCCAGGCGGCTGTCATGTCGATCGGTGCCGGCGCCTACTCCGTCCCGGCCCAGTACGCCTGGTCGGCCTGATCCTGAGCTAGGGGGTGGGGCTCCGGCCCCACCCCACGGCTAGATCCCAGAAGGGGCAAGGAGAAACAATGTCTCGCGAAGTTCCGACCGATCGGGCTCTCTCGGACGAGGACCGCAGGCACCTCAGGCAGCTGGGGTCCTTCGGGACGCATCTGGAGACTCGGATCGACCAGTCATTCCCTCCGGACCCGGAGGAGTTGGCCGCCTTCGAGCGCGACCAGCGCCGCTACCTCTCGTCCATGAACGGCAGCGGTCTCACCGAGGACGAGCAGAACACCCTGCAGGACGAGAACGAGCGCCTGCGCCGCGAGCTCGCTGAGCTTCGCGCCGCGCAGGAGGGTCCGCCTCCGTCCGGTCCGTCCTACACCGGTTGGACCAAGGCGAAGCTGGAGGAGGAGATCGACCGGGTCAACGCCGAAGACCCGGACGCCAAGCTCCCCAAGGGCAAGGTCGTCGAGATGGTGGGCGCGCTCACCGAGTACTTCACCGAGTAACACCCCCGGCCGGAGGGGTGGGGTGCCCGACCCCCGCCCCTCCCCCGGAGTCCTGATAGGACGAATGGAGGCGTGAGATGGCTACTGCTGAAAGCGTTGCGGCGCTGCGACTGCTGATCGCTGAGCCCGAGCAGGACACGTACTCCGACGAGGACCTGGCCGCGCGCCTGGACGCAACCGGCGCTACCGAGTACACGGTGGCGTTTGACGTCTGGACCGAGAAAGCCGCTGCTGCAGCCGGACTCGTTGATATCTCTGAGGGTGGCTCCTCCCGCAAGCTTGGTGACGTCTACGAGCAGGCGCTCAGCATGGCCAGCGCTATGCGCGAACGTGCAATCTCCGCAACGAATCCGCCTACCGGGGCGGGCGTGCGGATCAAGTCTCTCAAGAGGCCCTGATGCGTAGCGCGGCGGAGCTCAAGGCGCTGCGAGCCGGGACTGTCGCTTTCATAGCTGCGAATCCGGTGCAGCTGACACTCACCCCTCGCAAGCGGATCACGAGCGGCACCGGGACCACGTTCCAGAACATGCCTGCCCGCAACGAGCAGACGCTCTGCCTCATCGATCAGTCCACGACGCGCTCCCCCTCACCGGGCGTGGTCCAGACCTCCGACGGGCGCGAGCGCCTGGTTGAGTTCGTCCTACTAGGACGGTGGGACGCCAAGGTTGAGCTCTGGGACACCTGGACGGACGCCAACGGCGTATGGGAAGTAGCGCAGGTGTTCCCGGACAACGGCTACGAGCTACGCGCGGCGGTGGTCCGCCATGCCTAGCCCAAGCGGTGGCCTCAGCGTGACGCTGGACTTCGACCGGCGCAACTTGGGGCGGAACCTCGAAGCGCTCCCGGATGAGGTCGACGGGATGGTCCACGCGGTGATGGAGTACCAATCCGTCAAGGCTGTGGCGCATATGAAGACTACGGCGCCTTGGACAGACCGGACCGGCAACGCGCGGAACGGGCTGAGCTCAGAGGTCGGTTGGAAGCCAAGGGAGTCCCACTCCATCCGCTTGTTTCACCGGATGTGGTATGGGATCTTCCTGGAGACCCGCTGGGCGGGTAGGTACGCCATCATCCTTCCGACCATCCAGCTGTACGGCAAGGACACCATGCGGCTGTTGACCAAGCTGTTCCAAAGGCTGGGGAGGTGACCTATGGCTAGCAATGTCTTGCGGCAAGCCGTGTACGCGCTCCTAGCGGCCACTCCTGGGTTGGCGGAGGCTGGGTATGACCCGGAGAGCATCCAACCCAACTTCACGCCGGACGGACCAAGCGGCGACCGGTTCCTGGTACTCCGTTGGGGGACGACTACCGTCGGGATCGCTCCGGTCCATCAGGTACGCCTGCAGGTGTGGGCGTACAACCGCCAGCCGGACTTCGCGCCCATCTCCTCCGCGCTGAAGCTGATCAGGACGCAGCTGGCGACTCTGGAGTCGGTAGTTATGGCGCCCGGTGAATCCGTGCTCGCCGTAAGATTCGAAGGTGACAGCGACGACCTGTACGATGATGGGTACCGCGCCCATACGCGGTGGTGCTCTCATCTGATCACTGCGAGTGGGAGTTGATGATGGCCAAGCAGTCGGGTACCGAAGAGGTAACCCACCCGGAGTACGTGCCGAGCGTGGCGGCCCACGGAGAGGGAGACCTCGAGCCGGAGGATCGCCCGCTCAGCGAGACCGTGCTCTGTGTGCGGTACAACGGGAGTAGCAACTACCGCATCCTGAACACCGCCGACCTCAGCGGCAACCAGGACAACGGTCCGGGCGAGGATCTCGTTTGGACGCCAGGGTTTGAGGTGCCCTGGTCGCTCTGGCTCAGCCGAGCCGGTAGCACGGAGCGCGCGCTCGAGGTCCTGGGCGCCCACAGCCACGAGTTCGAACTCGTTGGCCCGGGTGCGGATGAGGTACGCGGCGCCGCTGCGGAGGCGGGCGCCGAGGAGTTCGCCATCGGGGGATCGGTGGCGTAAATGGACCTCCGCTGCGATCACAAGAAGCACGCCGAGCTCAACGAGGGCATCCTCGAAGTGAAGTGCTCGTCGCGCTTCTGCGGTGGTGGCGGCGGTGTGGTGGTGATCCACCGCTGGGATGCTCTCAACGGGGAGCGTCTCGATGACAAGCGGTTCGCAGTTCCGGCTGCGATCGCGCGACAAACAAGGGAGGCGGCAAGGCCATGACCATGCCCATTCCGTTGCCGTACGGTCTGCGGGACGTGAAGATCACCCCGTACACCGACGCCACGGCAACCGTCCTCGCCGGAGCGAGCATCGACCTGCCGAACGGCCGGACGTTCTCGTTCGCGGAGACCGAGGCCTTCGAGGACCTGCGGGGTGACGACTCCCTGGTCGCTACCCACGGCGCCGGTCCCCAGGTCAAGTGGTCCCTGGAGGGTGGCGGCGTTTCGCTCCAGGCCGTGCAGGCCATGTACGGCGGAACGCTGACCACGACCGGCACGACCCCCAACCGGATCGTGAAGCTGCGCAAGCTGAAGACGGACATCCGCCCGTACTTCAAGGTCGAGGGTCAGATGATCTCCGACAGCGGCGGCGACTTCCACGCGGTTGTGTGGCGCTGCCGCGCTACCGACGACCTGTCCGGCGAGTTCGCGGATGGGCAGTTCTTCCTGACCGGCGCCTCCGGCGTGGGCCTGGGCTGCCTGATCAACGACGCCTCGCTCGGAACGGTCTGGGACCTTGTCCAGAACGAGACCGCTGTGGCGATCCCGTAATCGTCCTAACAGGACGGTTCTGACTAGACAAGGAGGCCAGAGATGGCGGATCTCACCGCGAGCGTTCAGGCTCCGACCCAGACTGGTGTCGCGCCGACTTACGCTGCTTGCAGCGCGAGCGACACCTTCACGGCGGTTCCCAACGCGCGCTACATCCTGCACTACAAGAACGGCGCCACCGCTACGGCGTCGGGCTCGTTCACGGTGACGGACCCCACCACTCCGATCCCGACCGGTTCGGGTGCGGCGGCTGGGTTCGCGGACCAGGTGACCAAGGCTGCCGGCTCGATGCTCGCCAACACCGAGCTCGTTTCGCAGATCCCGAACACCAACCGGTTCCGCGACAGCACCGGCAAGATCACGCTCGTCCACGGCGGAACCCTCACCACGCTCACCGTGGCGATCATCGGACCGCTGCCCGCGTAGACTACGCGGAATCGCAACAACTCAACCGAAGGAGCACTAGGATGCCCGGTAAGAGCCGGAACGGCAACAAGAAGTACAGCCTGGGCGTGAAGCTGAACGACGGGCTGATGGACGTGGAACTCCCATCGGGACACACGATCCAGGCGCGGCGCCCCGGAGTCCAGGGACTGGTTGCGGCCGGTCTCCTGGACAACTTCGACGAGCTCACCGCTCTCGTCCAGACGGAGCACATCGAGCCGAACACGACCGGCCGCCCTGTGGCGGGTCTGCCGAAGGTGGACGGCGACCAGTCCAAGGCCACGGCGGAATCGCTTATGCGCGACCCGAAGAAGCTCGAGACCGCGCTCCACCTGATGGACCGGCTCGCGGTGTACGTCATCGTCCAGCCTCCCGCGTGGATCGACTACCAGGGCAAGGACGAGACGGACGAGGCCTGGGAGGCGCGCAAGGCCCAGGCGGAGTCCGAGGAGATGTACCCGGTTCGCCAGATCGACCTCGACGACAAGATGTTCCTGCTCAACTGGGCGGTGGGTGGCAGCAGCGACCTGGCCGGGTTTCGTGCGGGTACCAACGAACTGCTGGGTTCTGTACAAGCAGGCCCGGCAGTTTAACAGCAGGCCAAGCGAGATCATGGGGGTAACGAGTCAACCTACGGCGTTCTACCTGGACCGTGCGATCTACACGTTCGGGACCGCGCTGGAGGCGGAGTTGGAGAAGGCAGGGCAGAGAACGGGCAAGGGCAAGAACTCCGAACAACAGATCGCAATGGCTAAACAGCTAGTACTCGGGCGCTGGCTGAAGTCGCAAAGGTTCGCTGATCCCGGCAAGAGGTAAGGGGGTGACGTAGGGGATGGCTGACTACAGTCTGGGTACCGCTGAGGGCACCATCAAGATCAGCTATGACGGCAAGGGAATCAACCAAGCCGTTGGCGGGATGAATGAGCTCGAGAAGCACTCATTCCAGGTACGTCGCAGCTTCCAGACAATCGCCACCACTACGGGCATCGCCGCTGGTACGATCGCAGCCGGGATTGGTTTTGCGGTCAACTCTGCCATCGACTTCGAGAAGCAGATCTCTGCAATTGGCGCGGTGTCCGGCGCCACGACGCAGGAACTGGAGGTGCTTCGCAAGAAGGCACTCCAGTTGGGCGCCGACACCGCGTTCTCCGCCTCCGACGCCGCTACGGCCATGGAGGAGTTGGCCAAGGCCGGACTCTCCGTCACCGACATCATGGGAGGCGCGGCCGACGCTACCGTGGCGCTTGCCGCTGCCGGCGAGATCGACCTCCCCCAGGCCGCCACGATCGCCGCCAACGCGATGAACCAGTTCGGCTTGGCGGCCAAGGATCTCCCGAAGGTAGCCGACCTGATCGCTGGCGCCGCCAACGCTTCCGCGATCGACGTGAGC